ATCTTACTCTTAATTGGTCTCCTACTTTGATGTCATTAAGTTTAACTCTACCTACAGAACCTTCAAAGCCTGTTCCTGTACTACCAGGATAGTTAGTATCAAAGTCATACTCATAATCAAATAGTGTCTCTACACCATAAGGTAAGTGCTCTCCTTCAAATAATCCTATTCCTCCTTTACCTGTAGGAGCTGGGTCAGTCCAGTAAGGATTATCTACTGCTTCATGTACAGCCTTATCAAGACTAAATACCTTAAATAAACTATTGTTTACATCTGCCTGTGTATAGTTAATACCAGTACCAGCTTGCCATACATAATTGTTTGACGTAGGCTTACCTGCAAATGCACCAGTGTGTGAATACCCACTATCTCCTGCACCTACTTGTGTATCTGTTAAAAGGTATTTAGCAAATTCTTTACTGCTTAAGTTGTAATCTTTTCCTTTATAGCCTACTCTAAAGTAGTCAATACCATTTAAAGCCCCTATTTCAGGGAGGTTTTTAGTAGTTAACGGCATATATTTATTATTTATTTGTTTAACAATTGCAATTCCCTAGTAGAGAATTGAGTTTATTTTTAATTGCACATACCTCTTCTAAAGTCAAGCAATTCCATTTATTTAAAAGTATATCTAAATCCTCCTCTAAAGTATCAGTACTAATAACCAAAGACTCCTCCTCTAAACCTAGTGTAGTGTCTGAGTAAGTTATAGTAGGTATACTGAAACTTTCTCCTGTGTCATAAGAGTATAAGTAAATAGTACTGCCATCTACAATTGTAGTATACGTAGGTACATTAGTATTAATCTCTGCTACTATGTAAGTTAATATAGACTCTGTATCATTTACTCCTGTATAAGTTATAGTATACCCATCTAAAGTAAAAGCTATAGATACATTAGCAGGAGTAATAACCTCAGCTATAGTAATAGAGAAAGCATTAGTTACAGTAGAAGTAAAAGGTACATATCTATGTAGTGGACCAAATAGATTGGATATTGTTATGTTGTTTTCTATGAAGCTGTCTATACAAGTACCATAAGACAAAGAGTTATTGAAACTAGTAGCCCAAGTAGAATACTTACATTGTAGGTAGTACAACCAATTATTTAGCTGGGTTTGTGTCATTATACTTCTTTATTAATTAGTATAGAAAGATTGTCTACGGTACATTCAGCAGACCCTGTACCTAATACACCTCTTACCTGTAAAACCTGTCCTGCAGTTACTGCTCCTCTCCAAGTAAAACTTGGAAAAACATTACCAACCATAGTAGTAGCTGTAGTTTTTATAATAGTTTTAGTTTGTTTCTCTACTGTATCTAAATACCAATTCATTATGGTAGCTGCAGAAGGCGTAGCTGCTCTTAAGTACAAAGAACCATCTATGACTATTTGTACATTCCCTGAAGTTGGAAAAGTATATGTAGCTCCTGTTATTAATGTCTCTGTTCCAGTAAAACTTCCAGCAGCACTTAAGTCTATAAAAGTTTCAAAGGAAGAAGTACCTGTTGCACCTGTTGCTCCAGTAGGCCCAGTAGGGCCAGTATCTCCTGTTTCACCTTGTACTCCTTGTACTCCTTGAGGACCTACAGGTATTGTTATATTTGAAGTGTCAAAACACTCATTACAATCACACATATTAATTACAATTACATTTTTCTAAATTACAAACTCTTTGTAACTTTTTAAGTAGAGCATCTCTAGTAACTGTATTACTACAAGCTGCTGATGCACATAATGCTTTGAATATTGCTTCAGCATTTAATGCTTTTTGTTGAAGGGTAGATGATGTACATCCACAATCTGAACTTACTGTATCAGATGCAAAGTTACCCCAAAGAGTATCTACACAACACCTAACTTTACACAACAAGTAGTTACAAAGATAGAAATTTTTTGTATCTCCTCCAACTGTAAGAGTAAGTTTAATTTTATACTCTCCATCTACAGTGTAGTTTAAGTAGTCTCCTAAGCTATCATCTCCAGTAATAGTTAAGGCTGTAACTACAGAAGTAATATCTACAGTAGTTACTGTCCCTGCTGGGTCTGTAATTTCTAAAGAAGCATTATCTACATCTCCTGGAGATATAGTAGCTACTCCCCATCCTCCTGTATTAGTAGCTGAATGTACTCCAACTGTGTCTTTTAAGGCTAAAGTAGTACAGTTAGTAGTAACACATACTTGTAAAGCTAATTCTAAATCGGTTAATGCCATTTAATTTTTTAGTTTAAACAAAAAAAGGGAAGGATATAAGTCCTCCCCTTTAGTTTGTTGATTAATAATACTACTATAGTGCTAATGCACCTGTTGCTGAACCAAAAGCTAATACTTCAAGAACATCAGTGATGTCATCTGCAGTACCTGCAATTGCATAGTTAGGAGTAGTCTCTGGGATAGCTAAGGTAAATCTTTTGTAGATTGGACCATTAACAATAGACTTACTAGAAGTCTCTTCTGTCATGATGTCAATAAACTCATAGTCACCTGAAGCTTCACTTCTTAAATCAAAGATATTTGGTTCTCCCATTCTTAGGAAGTCACCTTCATTACCTTGACAGAAGAATTCTAATTCCTTCACTTGCTTTTCTGTTCCGTTACCTGCAGTTGCTGCAGTAACTACTTGATTAGGAGTAACTCCAAATCCTTCAACAGTTACATCAAAGATTACTGGTTGTAAATCAGCGTGAAGTTTACCAGTTCTATGTGGTAACGCTACACCTTCTAATTTAATACCAAAGTTAGCTGTAGCTGCTGTAGCTGCAACAATTACTTCTCCTGCTACTGCTGTTGCAGAAACATTAGTAATTCTTTGTCTCACTTTGATGTTTACACCATTTACAGATACTACTTCATAAACTGAATCAGTTACTGCTGTTCCAATTCTTACAAAGTCTCCTGGTACTAATGTGTGAGTAGTTAAACTAGCTACTAAGTAGTGAGAACCTTCTGCGTAAGATAATGTAGCTGGACCTACACCTAATGCAGCACCTGCATTATCACAAAGGATAGATACTTTTACTTTCTGGTCTGCTTCTTTAGAGAATTCGTTAATTAAGTTTTCACCTAAGTTAGACGCAATCTCTGCTTGAGTAGCAGTTAAATCAGATTTGTAGAATCCATGCTTTAAATAAAGACCACCGTGGTTAGATGTTCTTCCTTCACGCATATTAATTCTTACGTGGTACTCATTGTCATTGGTTACATCAATAGAACCTGAAGTTCCGTCATATCCTAAAGCAGTTACTTGGTCTGCACTTGCTACAAATACAGTTGCTGTTGCTTTAACAATAGAAGATTTTTTGATGATACCAGAGTCTAAAATAATTCCTGCTGGTGTTTTCTTTACAATACGAAATTCAGTAGCAGTTGCTGCTGATGCTTCTGTAAGTCTAGTTCCTGCTGGAGTAAATAATCCAATTTCTCCGTCATTTAGAGTTGACACACCACCAGTTGTTTTAGTAGCTGCCTGTCCAATTTGTAAGAGTTGGATGTCACTTTGACCAAATGTTGCCATTTTTTTTCTTTGTTTTAGTTAATAATTATGATTCGCCTTCTTGTTGCTCTATACTTTTTAATTGATAAGATGCTGGGTCTGTTACACCTGTGGCTATTTTAACAGCTTCATCTACTATTCTCTTATGCAAAATAATATTTAACTCTGAATCTAATGGGCCAGCTACACCATCAACTGTATTACTTCCTAGTATAATAGGCTGTAAGTTTTTAATGTAACGTAGATGATATGCACTTACAGTAGTCGCTACTGCTGTAATTAACTCATGCTTCCTATCTTGGTAATCAAGTCTCCAAATATATTCCGTGTTATTAGGTTTTTTAAATGGATTCTTAATATTAATACTATACTCATCGTGTGTAATAGGCTTTACTCTTATTCTTTGACCATCAATACAAGCATCTGTTGAAGTTAAAGTAACTTCTTCTGAAATTGCGTATAAACAATCTGTAGGTAAATCATAAAACACTCCGTTAGGTAATGCATTAGTTTGAGTTGCAGAGGGGGCAGTAATAGTAACCCCCTTTACTAACTCTTGTAAATCTTTTCTTCTAGCTTCTGTTTCTTCAAATCCCTCATGGAACTTGTTTGCTAGAGGATTATAATGTGCAAAAACTACTCTTTCTTGAGCTTTAGTTAAAAGGATACTTCTTTCTAGCTCTGAATATCCAGGAGCATCAAAATTTGTAAGTTTATCATACAGGACTAAAAATTCCTGGTCCATTTCAACTGCAGTCATATCTATTTAGCGTTTTTAACTCTTGCTTTAATACTTAATAATAAATCTTGTTGTGCTGGTGATAATAAATAATCAACTGCAACATCAATAGTAGCTACATCAGCTTCTCCACATAGAGGGTCACCTCCTGGTAAAGAATACTTTCTTCCTTGTTTAATTACTACTCCTGCTTCAACAGCATCAGAGATAAGTAACTTCATATCAAAAGCGTCTTTGTTTTCTACTACATTCAAGAAACCATCAATATCATCTGCGATGATTTTTCTAATTTCTGAGAATAAGAAAGAAGGTTTAGACACTGCTGCTACCTTTTTACCATATACTTTAAGGAAATTAACCATAGCTTCTTTATCATCTTTAAGTTTCCCTAAAGCCATAAATGCTTCCATTTCTTTATCTCCTTCACTTACAGCTTTATTAATTTCATATTCTTCTGAAACTAATGCATATCTGTATGTCTTTCTTTTTAACATTGAATCTCCATCTGGAGCAATGAATAATGTGTTAGCTCTTAAGATTATGTATAACATATAATCTTTTGGGCTTCTTAAATTAAGTTTAACTGGCTCTTTACCTAGTTTAACTTTTAACTTGTGCCACTCATTGTCTTTGTTCTTGTGCCAGTTCAGGTCTAAGTCTAATTCATACTCTAACCATTCCTGTTCTGCTTTACCTTCATCTCCTGGGAGGAAAGGTTTAATCAAGTTATTCCTGTTATCAACAGGTAAACAATAAGTAATTGTGCTACTTCCAAATAAGTAAAATGCCTCATGTTCTGGGTCACTTACTAAAGGGTTTCTAGCTCTTAATACAGGTTTAACAATAACTACTCTGTCTTCCCCTGTGAATTTTTTAGCTTTTTTAGCTGTCTTTGTTTCTTCCATCTCTCTCTTTATGAATTGTTTATTTTTAAAAAAGAGGGCTCAGCTTCAAAACTAAGCCCTCAGTATATTTAATCTACTTTATACTATGCAAATGATGAATAGTAACCAGCTTGCATGTTGTGAATAAAGCTAGCAGTACGAGAAGGGTCTCTTACTATAGCAGCTCCACAATAGAACTTGTGCTCTTCCCATGCATCTTCAGCAGTACCTATTGCTGAGAATTGTGCATCTGGTGCAAAAGGATTTCTCAAACCTGGGATGTACTTGTGTACAATAGGTTGACCTTTTACTTTACACTTCTGGATGTTAGGTGCTCCTGCAGATGTTCCGATATCCATGATATCATATCTGTAAGACTCAACTACTCCACCATTAGGATGTGCAAGTTTATTACGATTTCTGTCATCATACATAGAATCCACAGAAAGGTTAACCTTAATGTTGTTTGGTCCTAAATATTCAATGAACTGTCCACCATATCCTAATCCCATTTGGAATCCAGATTGAGAAACTTTGTACATTCTATCTTGGTTCAATAGAGGTGTAAACAATTGAGAATAGTTCTCTAGAGATTTGTGGAACTCATAAGCTCCTCTTTCTCCTGTACGTAGTACAAACTGTCTTTCATCTGTTTTCAACTTACCTTCAGATAAATCCAAAAGTCTTGAAGACAAATCATTGATATCAAATACATTGTAGAAAGAGCTATTAGCTGCTTCCATTTGTTGACGAATTCCTGCTCCCTCTGTAATAGAGTAACCTGATTCACCTTTAATTCTGTATTGTCCATCAGCACTTCTGTTAGATGTTCCAAACATATACAATTTGTTAATGTCTTCACGGAACTCATTATCAAACATAAATGATTCATAATGTTGCCAGAACTTAACTACCTTACCTGAGTCATCTTTGAAATAAGAACCCATTTTCTTTCCACTCATGTTTCCAGGAGTTTTCTTTTGGATACGTATTTGTGAGAAAGATTGTCTCATTGAGATATGAGATTTGTAGTTAATCTCTCTACCTTTTCTAGACATAGTTCTTTCTACTGGAGAGAACTCACCTGAGTAACGTTTACCAGCTACTGCTTCTTCATAAGGAAGGAACAAGTTAGCATCACCTGTATCCATTCTACAAGTGTAAACAGTATTCATTCCTTCACTAGCAGTAGAAACTACTAATACTGGATAAATCTCATTCAATTCACCAACAATACGTTGTGTGTCAGAGAACCAGTTCTTAGGGAATACTAATTCAAATGTACTGAAGTTCTTACCTGGCTCATCTGCAGGTGTAATTGCAGAACCGTCAATTCTACATTCTACTAGTTCAATGTTGTCTAATCCTTGTGATTGTAAATCCCATACAAAATCTGTATCGTCATCTAATTCTAAGGCAGGATACATAGATAGTACACTATCAATGTTATTTCCAAAATAGTTTTGCTGAACATTCATAATCATGTCAGATACTTTTTGTGGAGCTGCTTGCCAGATTGCACCTAAGTGATTCTCTGTAGTCAAACCTTTCCATGTAGTAGCATCCGTCATTTGTAATGGGGATATTCTAGTTGCCATTTATTTGTTTTTTGTTAATTAATAATTATTTAAAAGTTGATATTCTTTAAAGCTTCAGCTATTTCTCTACTTGTCTTTCCTCCTCCTGCAGCAGTAATAACACTGCCACCTGAAACTCCAGACCCTGTTTGTCTTAACACTTCTTCTAAATCTTTAACTGCAGCTTTCTTACCACTACTAGCTAATTTACTAAAATCCGTGAAACCTTTTGTCACTACGTGTAGAGTGTGTAACCTCACTTTATACTCTTCATCATCTTTATAACTTGCCATAACCTCATTTAGTGGAGAATTGTCTGCATCCATTTTAGTTGGATGAGTCATACTCTGATAAATTTTGGCTTTAGTAGCTGTAGTTACTTTGACTCCTTTAAGTATTTCTGACTCTCCATCTAATTTAGATTTCAAGGCTTCTAATTGTAGTTGCCTCTTCTCTGCCTTAGTTGCATTGTCAAGTTTTGCTTTATCTAATTCTTTTGTAAATTCAGCTTCTTCATGGGCAACAAGGGCATTTTTTGCAGAGAAAGCATCAGTGTAGAAAGTATCAGACTTAGCAGACAGAGAAGCATAATTCTCTGCAGTCTTTTCATCAAAGCCTTTAATTATAAAACTTCTTCTGATTAGCTCTTTTGCCATATCAGGATTAGTTTGAATAGTAGCATCCTCAATCTGTTTGTATTGTTCTGCAGTAGATTTCTTTTCTGCAAAAGTAGATTCAGGTACACCATTTCTTAAGGCTTCTAAATATTGTTTTTGATTATCAGTTAAATCTGATAACTCATTTTGTTTGATTTGTTTCCCTATACTATCTAATAGTGATGGGACATCTTTAATTTCTGATATTTCTTCTTCTGATAAAGAAGAAAAAGCTCCTGTTTCTGTTAATGCCGAGGCTAGGGAAGTAAACGTGTCTTGAGAAGAGAGAGAAGCATTTTTGTCAACAGGAGCTCCTTTATCTTTATTTTCTTTATTGTCTTTATTCTTCTCTACTGAGTCCTTATCCTCTGTATTGCTTTCTATTACTGGTGTGTCTGAATCCTCTAAGAATTCTAAATCTACACCATCTGTGTTATCTATGTTTTCTTTAACTTCTACTGCTGGAGTAATTTCCACTTTAGGGTCTACTACTGCAGGAGTTAAATTTTCTGTATCAACTACTGGGTTCTCAGAACTAGCCAGTTCCTCCAGATTGATATCGTCAAATTCAAATTTTCCCATCTCTCTTTCTCTTTATGTGTACAAATATACGTACTATTAATAATACAAATCACAAAAATTATGTGACATAACAAAAAATATTATCTTAGCGATAACTAAAATTACTTTTTAGGAGTAGCCTTAGTTTGTGTCTTCTTAACAGAAATCTCTTTTTCTTTAAGTTTCTCTGTTGCTTTATTATGTCTTGTTACTTCTTTTTGTGCATCTTTTTTAACTTGATATTCTTTATTTATCTTATCTGCTTGCATTTTGATATTCTCCAAGCTTGAAGTATCTGCTCCACCACCATCATAATATCTAGAGTCTTCATTATCTTGTCTCATAGCTTCAACAGTAATGTTATTCTCTAAATCTTTTTCTAGTCTAGCATCTTCTCTATCCCATTCCTCTCTCTTAAAGTCTCTAGCTTCAGATTCAGCTTTAGCTTGAGCTTCTAGCATTTGCTGTTGCATTGCTTGTTGTCTCTCCTCATTAGCTTGGTCTCTTTGTAGTTTCTCATTTTCACTTCTAGTAAGTTTCTTTCTAATAGAAGATATAGATTCAGTAGAGAATATATCAATAAGTTGAGTGTAGTTAAGGATACCGTTTTGAATACCTGCGTGTGCAAGTGACTTCATACTTTGCATTAGTTCTGCTGAACCTGCTCCATCTGTGATTAGTAATCCAAACTCTGACTCATTAAACTCTACGCCATCTAGGTTCATCATAATAGATGCACCATCATCTAGTACATACTGTACTTTTTTATTATTCTTATCTTTCCAAGCATACTTAGCAGTCTGAAGTAAACATTCTAGTACTCTAAGTTTAACTTGGTCATGCTCCATAAACCAGTATTCAGTAATATGAGAAGACTGTGCTACTTCTCTTTCTACATTACCTACTGCTTCTCTAGTAGAGATTTGTCCTTGTCTTGCTGCAGATACTCCTGCAATTTCACCAAGTTCTTGTTTAATGTAAGCCATCATATTCATATACAACTGGATACTATTACCCATTTCCATATCAATAACTGGAGACTGTGCATTCATTGCACCTGCAACCTTACCTTGTGATGCTCCTTTATTACCTTCTTTGAATGCATCATATACTGCAACATTCATAGACTCTGCCATAGATAACCATTTATCTATTTGCCATCCTTCAGGTATTTCATGTAGACCTAATCTCATTATCTTACCTTTATTCTTAGCAATCATCAGCTCTGTGTTGTATGCTAGAATATTATAAAGGTACTGGTATGGTTTCATTCTATCCATTAGAGATACTCCAATGTTAGAATTAGTGTTATATATAGTTCCTACAATTCCTGGATGACATTTAGAAGGGTTTTCCATAGACCTGTACTGAACCTTCTTAGGTTGCATTCTTACATAGATACCATCATCATTTTCATCACCTACACCTCCACCAATTTTGTGGCCTTCCCACCATTCTGATACCCATAGAATAGTTTCTTCTTCTCCTTTAGTTTTATCTATTTGGAAATTTTCATCTTTGAAGCTGTATTCATACTCACCTTCTGCATTAATAGATTTAACTTTCTTAATAAGTCTCATTGACTTCCAATAAGCTTTTACTACCCTAATGTTACCTGCTCCATCAAATGTAGAACCATAATTAGTATCATTTTCTAAGAAAGCAGCATTAACTGTGTCTTCTAGTTTAAGTGTAAGGTCAGGTTTTTTACCTATGTCAATAGCAGATTCTGCTGAAGAGTTACCTATCATATCATTTTCTACTCTATCTATTTCTCTAGGTTTAAGTTCATCATGATACTCATCTATAATTTGTCCTGGGGACATATACCCTGAAATAACAATAATATCAGAGTCTTCAATTTTATTACTTTCTCCAGACCTTACAGTACTAACATTAAGTACATTAACATTTTTAACTACAGGTTCTCCTGCTATAATATCTATTAAATAAATTTCTTCTGCACTAATTAATGCGTGTTTAAATCCTTTAGCAAAAAGAGTATCTAATCTTAAGTGCTTGTATAAGTAAGTAAGTATCTGTGTACCTACTCTTTCTCTAGCAGATTGATAATCAAAATCAACATAGTTTTGAAACTTCTTCATCTTTTCTGCCATCTCTTCTTCAGAGCTAGAGTCATTCTTGATGTCTTCAGTAATTATTTGTATTAATTTACCTTTAAGTTCTTCCTCTTTCTCAGATATAGCATCAGCGTTAATAACTCTTACTTTGAAATCAAATCTTCTTTTAATAGATTCTCCAACAAGTAAATCAATCTTAGGATTACATATAGGGTAGTTCTGCATCTTAGCAGGTGCAGTAAGTCCTCCTAATCCATGAGGATTACAAGTTCTCTCTACATCAGTTTGGTCTAGTATATCAGAATATAAGTCAAAATTAATTTTCTTATTGTAATATGATTGTCTTAAAGTATCATTTCCCCAGATAGCTAGAGCTTCTGCTCCATCTACACATTCTTTTCTCCACTTAGGAGTTTTACTAGATGTAGATTTCTT